ATATAACCTTTAAATAATTTTAATTTTTTCTTTAATATATTTAAATGTTTCATCAAATGTAAATTTATGTTTAACTTCTTGTAATTTTTTTAGTTTTTCAGGTATATTTATATTATCCAATATTTCAGGCAATCTTTCAATATCATCATCATGAATTATAATACAAAAATCTTCCCAATTTATATCATCTTCAAATGGTAATATTTTTTTATCTTGCCAAATATAAATTGGTATACTATTTGCCATAATGGCTTCATATATTCGGAAAGATGTATAACCATAACCACGAGGAGCTAATGTAAATATACTTCTATTTAAAATTTCTTTATATTTTTCAAAATTAACAGATTTGAATAATTTGAATTTTTCATTTTTGTGTAAAACATTATACATCTTTATCCTACAATAATGTGTATCAAACCTTCCCATAAATGAACAAAAAATATCTTTTTTTATATCCATGGAAGGGAACAATGGTAAACACATCAATGGTATGTCATAATCACCCTTATCTCCATAAAAAATATGTCTTGTTAATCCATTATATGTTAATTGTTTTTCTGACGATGAACCTTTAACATTTAAACCTCCTCCACCGGCACTAAAAACCATTAAATCTAATTTATAATCCTTATTTTTTATAAATATACCGGAAGCGTATTGGACAATTGTAAAATATTTTTTTGTTTTATCTAATGTATCCAACCAATTATAAATCGGTTGAATATTGTTAGCATAATTGTGCGTTACATAGTATGATGTCCAAAAAACTGGGATATATATAAGCTCTGTATTTATTTCTTCATTATTTTTAAACATATCATAAAAAATTTCTTCAATATTTCTTCCTGAAGAATATCCTGGATAACTTGATGTATAATCAGGCTGAAATTCTTTTGGAATATCTAATATTTTCATTAAATATATAATACCAATTTTATTTAAATATTGTCGTATACATATATTATAATGAATATTGTTTATAGTTATATAGGTGTTATCCCTGACTATACTTTGGATTCAATTAAACAATGTAGACTATTCCATGACGGTAAAATTTTTTTTATTACAAATGATTTATCTAATAATATTATTAATAGTATTAAAAAATATAATGTGGATATAATTGATTATAAATCAGTGATTGATAATCAATTTTTAAATCTAGTAAATAATAATATTAAAAAATTTAATATTTGTACACAATTAAAAGATAGAAAATTACTATTTATTCGTTCTTTTGAAAGATATTGCCTTGTTAAAAATTTAATTAAAAATTTAAATTTACAAAATATTTTATTTTTGGAGATTGATAATTTAATTTATAATGAAACGAATAATTTATTAAAATTATTTACAAAAAACAATGTAAAAATGTCTTTAATGTGGATGAATAATGAACATATATCAACTGGGTTATGTTTTATTAAAGATTTTTCTGCTATTTATAATATGACCGAAAAATATAACTCAAATATTACTAATACAAATGAAAAATGTATATCTGAAATGAAAGAACATATGAAAATTTATGTAAATAATAAACATCAATTTGAATTATTACCTATATCTCCAACAAATGATAAATATAATAAAAATTATTATAAAAATTATAAAAATTACAACAGTATTTTTGATGCTGCTGGAATAGGAGTTTATTTATTTGGATTAGAATTATCTATGACAAACTATAAATTAAAGTTATATCAAAAATTTAATTGGTGTGATATCGATTATACAAAATATAAATTTATATTTAAAATAGATGAAAAAAATCGTAAAATACCATATCTTGTATTTAATAATGAACAAATATTAATAAATAATTTACATATTCATTCAAAAATAATAAAACCTGCTATGTCAAAAAATTAATAATATAAACAGTTAATTATATTATATATATAATGGACAACTTATATAATATAAAAATAGGAGATATTATACAAGGAGAAAAATTCCAACAATTAGAAGATAATAAAACTATTTATTATTGTCATACACACGATGTAAATAATTTTTTTAAAAATATTAATTTTACACACGATTTTATTTTAATTTCACACAATAGTGACGGAAAAATTACTAATAATCCAGGACCAACCGCGAGAAAAGGTGAAGAAAAAAGATTTTATGAAAAAGGAATATGTTATGATGCCGATGTAAAAAATATACCAAAAAACTTAAAAAAATGGTATGGTCAAAATATAGAATATAAAAATGATTTGATTATACCAATACCTATTGGGCTAGAAAATTCTTATAATTTTCCACATTTACATAAAATAGAAAAATTATTCTCAATAAGAAATATAAATAAAAAATTTAAAAACTTGGTTTATTTAAATTTTAATATTATGAATAATCCAAAAGAAAGACAATCAATTTATAATATGTTAAAAAATGAAAAATATGTAACAGTTGAATACGGTAGAAATGGATTGGATTATAATAATTATTTAAATAATTTACATAATCATTGTTTTATGATATGTCCTCCAGGAAACGGTTTGGGAGTACATCAACCATGGGAATCTTTGTATATTGGAACAATACCTATACAAAAAAAAACAATAAATAATAGTGGTTGGAGAGATTTACCATTTTGCTGGGTAGATTCTTGGGAACAATTAAAAGATGAAACATTTTTAAGAAATGAATATATTAGAATTACTTCACATAAATACGATTTATCCAAACTAACATTCAATTACTGGAAAAAAAGAATATTAAATTAAATATATTTAAAAAAAAAATCAATATACTAAACATAATGAATATGGTTGATTACAATACCAATCCGTATGGAACACATAGACCTTGTTTAATTAATTTAATAAAAAATACAACTGGTAATATTATTGAGTTTGGTTGTGGAGATTCAAGCACTATATTAATAAAGGATATTATAAAGGGGACAAATAGAAAATTAGTAACATTTGAATCGAATAAAAACTGGTTAGATAAATACAAGCATCTAGAAGATGAAAATCATAAATTTCATTTCATAGATGCCGGAAATGTAGATTCATCTGAAACAGCACAAAAATGGGTCGACTATATTAAAAACAGCAATGTAAAAGATATGATTTTTGATGTTGTTTTTATTGATTCAAGTCCATGGTCGTCGAGAACTTTTCTTGTAAATTACTACAAAGAAAAGGCTAAATATATTATTGTTCATGATTGTGGATATTTTGTTGGTGCGTCAGGACTCCACCACCATAAACAAACAGGAACCACTAATTTATGGGGAAAAGTTAATAAAACTTTTACACACGGTTCAAATAGAACTTATGATATGGATTTTAGTAATGTAGCAAATAATTATCATGTTTATTACCCTTACTTAAAATATTTTGCTTTATATTGTGGTCCTGCTACTCTTTTAATGAGTAATGTTGTAACGGATGATGAATTTAATTCGATGAATGAAAAGATTTTCGAAAATAATAAGTATTATGACAGAAATTTAATTTAATAATACTTTACATATTTATAAAATATATTTTTATTCAATAAAAATATAATAAAGATAATTAAATATATCTTTATTATATGTATAAGTTTACAGAAAAAGAAATAAACGAATTATATAATTCAAAAGTAAAATTAAATACATCTTATTTTACTAAAAAACTTCCACAATGTCCTTTAAAATGTTGGAATTATAGTTGGAAAGGACACGACGCACCAAGATGTTTATGTGTTATAGATTTTATAGAATGGGTGAAAAAGTATAATTTAACACACGTAAAAGTTTTAAATGTATTAAGTAAAGGTGACCCCGAATTAGAATTTGTTAAAGCAGATAAAATAAATGAATTTTCTTATGAAAAAGAAGGACACGATTTACATAATTTTCATAATAAAGAAAAATGTGATTTTTTTATTTTTAATCAAACAATAGAACATTTATATAATCCATTCATTTGTATAAAAAACATTTATGAAAATCTAAACTACAAAGGTTATGTATTTACATCAGTTCCTACAAATGTAATACCACATTCAACACCTATTCACTTCGCAAATTGGACCCCTATGGGATTAGCAATGTTATTCAAAACCAATGGTTTTGAAATTAAAGAAATGGGTCAATGGGGTAATAAAAATTATATACATTATTCTTATGGTAATAGACACGATTTTCCAGATATTATTAAATGTGGTAGTAACAATGAAGAATTAAATGTTTGTGGTTGTTGGATATTAGCTCAAAAAATATAATTATACTTTTATTTCATTAAATATATTTTGAGCAATTAAACAACTTGTCGTTATTTTACCAGATAAAACAGAATAAATTGTTTTGTCTTTAGTTTTATTTATATATATTGAAGAAACTCTACTATCATTTTCATTAATTGGTAAAGCGCGTAATGTTCTCCAATAAGAAATTCTTTTACAATTCTTAAGAAAACTATAATATTTACTGGAATGTTCATATATCGCATCTATTTTTTCTTGAATATTTATATTATTATTATTCCAATCATCAGGAACATAATAACATTCTTTGCTTCTTATAACTGAATACTTTACATTATATAATAAAAATGTATTTTTTTCATTACCTTTTGGTAATAAACTACAATACTCACCATCCATTACCGTTAAACCTATTTTATTTTGACTCAACTCTAAAATTGGTATAATAACGTCTTGAATTTTAAGTTTTATTAATGGAATATTAAATATATCATTTATCTTATTCAAATTTACATAACTACAGTTAATAATATTTTTATATTGTTTTAATTGATTTATATTATCAACTGTCGTATTAAATAATATTTTTATATTATTTTCTTTTATTTTCTTTAATAATATAGATTTCATTTGGTTATAATCAAAAATAGGTTCTTTTGTTAAAAAACTATTCTCAATATCTGAAAAATCCATATTTATATCTGGATATTTATTTTTTTCATAATAAACATTTAATCGTTTACAAAACAATTCGTAATCAATAGAATTTACTTTACTTTTTTTTTCTATTAAATAATAATTTTTAAATTGAGAAATAATTGAATTTTTAAATATATCACGAAATAATTCATAACCTTCTTTACTCTGAATAGCAGTATTAATACATCTCGGATAATGAAAACCAAAATGAATTCTGTTATGATTACATTTACTTGCTTCAAGTAAAATATTATCGTTTTTTTCTAATATAATTACATCCAACCCTTCCCTTTTTAATTTTAAAGCTATACATAATCCAAAAATACCGGCACCTATAACAACATTCATAATATAATATTGTAAATATATTTATATTTTTTTTTTAATATATAAATATATTTACAATATTATATTATGAATGTTGTTATAGGCAATGGTTATTGGGGGAAAATTATTCAAAAAAAACTAAAAAAAATATATAAAAAAATAATAGTATTGGATTCTAAAAGTAATATTGATTTATTTTTAAAAGAATATATAAAAACTGTCTTTATTTGTACACCCACCAATACACATTATAATTTAGTTAAAAAATGCATTAAAAATAACATCAAAACAATTTTTTGTGAAAAACCATTTACTGGTAATTATAAAAAAGCTTGTGAATTATTTGAATTAGCCAATAATAAAAACATTAATATATTTATCGATAATGTTTTTTTGTATAGAAATGAATTTTTAAATTTTAATATTAAAAATAATTATAATAATATAAAATTTATTTGGGAGAAAAATGAATTAAAAAAAAATGATAAATATAAAGATGATATTATAAATTCATTGCTTTACCACGATATATATCTATTGATAAAAATAACAAATATTATAGATTGGGAAATAATAAGAAAAAATATAACTAACGATGAATTATTTTTAGAATTATCCTATAAACAAATAAAAATTATTTTTAGTTATAACAGAAATATTAAAAATAAAAAAATAAAAAAAATTATTTTCAATAATTTTTTAGTTGATTTTTCTTTCCCTATGAATGATCCTTTATTTGAAATAATAAATGATATAAAGAATAATAAAATAAATTATAATAATAATAATATTTTAAGTTTACAAACATTAAAAATAATACAAAAAATAATTGATTTAGACAAATAGTAATATTTATTTATAAATGAGTGTTGTATTTCAAATTAAAGGTAGATTAGGAAATGCTTTATTTCGTTATATTGGTTGTAGTCTATTTTGCTTAAAATATAATTTGAATTATAAAATACAAGATAAATATAATAATATCATTACAGATAGTACTTTTATAAAATGGATTGAAAATGATAAACAAAATATTTTACAAAATATCAATACAAATTTAAATTATTTATTTAACGGATATTATCAACATGATTTTATTTATAGAAAATACAAAAAAGAACTATTGGAATATATGACTAAAAATAAAGAACATTATATTTTAACCGATGGTATAAATGCTGGCGATGGAAATATTGAAAAATTTTATATAAAAGATATTATAAATACACCCATTAATTTTGATAAATATTATGATTTAGTTATTCATATTAGATTAGGTGATAAAGTAAATAATAATACAACATTATCATTAAATGCTATACAAAATTTACTAAAACAAATTAATATTCCTATAAATTCTTGTATTGTTGTTAATAAACCAAAAAATGATTACGATATAAATTTTATAAAACATATTCAAACATTTATTACAAATCAACACAAAAATAATATTATTATTGAATGTAATGACATCCTTACCGATTTTCATATTATGAAAAACGCTACCACCCTGATATGTTCAATTAGTACAATTTCATGGTGCGCTGCTTTTTTTTCAAAAAAAATAAATAAATGTTATATGCCTGATTACCCATTTGAAATAAACACCGATGGTCATTGTAAAACCCCCATTGAAAATACTATTTTATATAAATTTACTTAAAATGTGTAAAATATTATAATTTTAAATTAAAATAATATTAAATGAAATTTAATATTATTTTATAATATGTCAAACGTATCAAATATACCAAAAATTATTCATCAACTATGGATTGGTCCAAAACCTGCTCCCACCAAATTCATGGATACATGGAAAAACATCCACGAACACCTAGGTTTTCAATATATCCGTTGGACAGAAGCAGAACTGAATAAACGCGGCTTTAAAACACAACTAGGTGATAAGATTAACGATATGAATGAAATAAATGGTAAAGCAGATATTATTCGTTGGGAATTAC